CCAGGGTGCGCAATGCCTTCGATAGCTCTTCCACGTTGGTGTGGGCGTCAATCTTGAGCATGCTTCACCTCACTGATTCAGTGCTTACCCCGATCCGCTTTGTCCGGCGCGTGCCGACTCTCACATCCCAAGCAATGCTCGCAGTTGAGCGTCCGGCAGAGCCACGCCTTAACACGCTGCCACCAGATGACCATGAAGATATGGCGAAGGCCGGCGAGCGCCAGGGACACATGCAGGGTCAGCCCCGCTGTGGTCGGCCCGATGAAGATGTTCTGGTTACGGGTCATCACGACAAAACCGCTGATCGCGATCGTCGAGTAGATCAGCTTGCCGAGGATGCCGTCCCGCACCCGACCGCTCAGGACGCACCAAGTCGCCCACAAGGCAATCAGGCCGCAAGCGATGGAGTTGATCAGTTCAAAATTCATGGTGGATTACCTCCGCCGAACCTCTGGCGAATGAGCGCCCAAAGGTCCGCGGCTTTAATGGCGCGATTGATCGCTGCCAGGAGTGAGCCGCCGAAGGTGCCAAGTAGAAAACCGATGCCGGCGACGATGCTCGGCTCAGTCACACCGAGGTATGCGCTGACCATGCCTGTCAGGTACAGAGAGCAGGCCACTCCAGTGACCAGGAATATTGCCCAAGCTCGCCAGTTGGTGAGGTCGTCCTTGTGCCACCAGCTTGCGACAATGGAGCCAATTAAGCCCGCAACGATCCACTCAGCTTTGTCGAACAGGCGATGCAGAAGATCCATGCGCTCGACTCCGACTGCATGACAGATTTGAATCAGCTCCAACAGCACTCCCAGCTCGGAGCAATGGGTGTGGTGGAGCCGAAAACGAAAAAGCCCCGGCAAATGCCGAGGCTCGTAATGGGGTGGTGATAGACAGGATTCGAACCTGCGGTCGTCTTGGTATCGCCCTGCAGCGGGCACCAACACGAATAGCTGCGGGTGCGGGCTTCATCCGCACTCATTCAACCTTAAACCGCTCGGTCACTATCGCCAGAGAGCAAAAAGCCCAACTCAGGGTCGGGCTTTGCTCGCGGAAAAACCGCAAAGTAACTGAAATCTATATACAGGCCCCGGTCCTGTCAACCCCATTGCACAAATCAATACACCGATCATTTTGATAGTCCCAGGTGTAATATCGGGTTGCCGGCGACTTGAGCTGACTCTATAAATTTCGGCTGCGCGATAAACACACTTACCCTCAAGGCATGGAGCTTTTTGATGCTCAAGTTTTTTACTTTCGCACTAGCATGGGCGCTAACAATTTCTGCTCAAGCAAGCGAGTGGAAACAGTTCACCCCTACTGCTTACCTGCTTGCTCCCTCGGAGGACCAGGAGATCTTTGCCATGGCTAGCCTCAACGGCGACACCATAGTCGTAAATCTCGTAGACTATTCAGGTTCGCTTTGTGGGGAATCCACAAGTAGCAAGCTTTCCCCAACCGGCCCTTACAAAGTGAACGGCACGAACATTAAGTTCATCCAGGCCTGTATCAACGGGAACAGAATAATTTCCCCAGAAACTCAAAAAGGAAAGGCTTTCTTCGCTAACGCCATTACAGGTGGACCAGCCAGCGTAGAGTTCGACAGAGGTGTAGTCCTCCATTTCACTTCGGAGAATTTTGAATCGGCAAAGAAATCGATGCTCGACACAAGATCAGCCCTCTAATCCGTATTGATCTCTGGGTGGCGCACAATCGACGGTTGCAGTAGCGCCACCTCTTTTCATTTACAGTCTCAAGCAGCCTCTCGACGAATATCTAAAGCCCCATCAATCCAAGCTATCCCGGCCTTCCAAAGCTGTCTGGTCTTCTCTTCACCGAAGCCCAATTTCTTGCCAACGTCGACCAGGGCCTTGTCCCGGGCGGTGTAGTACTTCATCAGCACGTTTCCGCATTCGGGGTATCGTTTCAACAAACGACCCATCAAACCGTCAATCATCAAGGCGTCGTCATCGGTGATCATCGGCGTGTGAAGGGTGTTCTCGCGGGATGCGCAGCAGGACACGCCGGAACCCAAAACCACCCAGCGGCCCCAATGCTCCAGCAGGTCTTCCGATGTGCGCTCGGTGAAGCTCTTCGTTCTGGCCATGATCACTCTCCCCCGCTTTCATTGATTGCTCTGCGTCCACCGCGAGCAAGTATCTTGTCCTGACAGCCGTGGATGGCCGTGCAAAACTCTTGGTGAGCCATTGGATGCTCGATGGGTAATTTCAGAAATTCATTCCAGGCTTCTGCAAGAAGCCCAACTACTTTCGCCTCCTGCTCCGTCACCCTGGCCGTTCTCATTATGAATTTGGCTGCCATCGATCAATCCCCCGTGAAATTCGAACCGCCGGCGCCGCGGCGGTTGTTCTGTTCGTAATAGCGCGACTCGGCAGCCAGTGGCTTCGATTCACCTTTGAGTTCGGCGATCTCCCAACGCTGGTGTTTGTTTTCGCGGAGCGACTCTCGGTAACGAAGCCCCAACTGAGTCGCAAGCACCTCAAGAGGCAAGGCTTCGCCTGTTTCACCGTTAACCCAGCCCGAGCCATTGCAGCCGTCACAGGGCAGTTCGTGAAAGATCTGTTTCATCACTGCCCGCCCGCGACAGGTTCGGCAGTTGTCCAGACTGATCATCTGGGCATAGAAGGCAGGGCCATGGTTCTTGTTCATAGTTGCGCACCTCGACCCTTGTTCTGCCGCAGCCAAGGACGAGGCGCTGCCGGTCGAACGGTGCGAGAACCTATCCAGCCAAGCTTTCTGGACAGGACGCCAATATAGGAGGCGGTGTAACCAACGCGGGCCCAACCAAAAACGCTGATTTCGACCCGATCCCGTGCCACGTCAATGCCGGCGACGAGGACCTTTTCTTCGGTTTTATCCATTTTTAAACCTCGCCTATGGTTGATTCTTGAATGGCCTCGCAGGCCTTGTGGTCTGTGGCTTCCAGAGCATTACCGGAATCTCCCGTTCTAAAGCCGGTCAATCCGTGAATCAGGTCAAAGCCACGCTGGTCTAGATGCCCGTGCCACTTCTCCAGGGCATCGCGTTTGCGGCTCATCACGTCCGACTGGATGTACACCTTCACGTTGTGGCCCATGGCATGGTTGATCAGCAGCTCGCCGATCAGGTGGTCGATACCGATATCTGCCCAGCCGGTACGAGCCACCTTGCGCAGGTCGTGACTAGTCCACTCGCCCTGCCCCAATCGGGTGAACACGGCACTGGCCTGGCCATCACTCAGCGCCTTGCCATTGCGGGACGGGAACAGGAACTGACCGTCGTACCCGTTCGCCCACTGGAGCTCGCGGTAATTGATCAGCAACTGGCGCACCTGGTCGGTCAGTGGCAGGTGATGCTCGACGCCGGTCTTGGTGTTCGCGGCCGGGATGAACCACTCGCGCTCGGCAAGGCTGATGTGCGACCACTGGGCCTGCCGGGTCTCGCCGATGCGGGTACCGTGACAGAGCATCATCAGGGCAAGCATGGCATCCGCCGGCGCGCTGGCTCTGGCCTCCAGCAGCAAGGCAATCAGGTCCTGCAACTGAGTGACGCGCAGCCGGGACGGCTTCACACCGACCTTGGCCTTGGAGAAGTCGCTGAACTTGACGTCCTTCATCGGATTGGCCGAGATCAGCCGAAGCTTGAACGCCTGGCGGAAGGCCAGGGCCAGCAACTGGAATGCTGAGCGCACGTAGTCGATGCCGATGGACTCCTGCGCCGGCCACATGAACTTGTCATCGAGCGTGGCCTTGTCGACCGAGGCAAGCGGCACGGCACCCAGTAGCGGTTTCAAGTGGCACTTGATCAGGGAAGCCCCAGTCTTCTTGCGCTTGCTCGACAGGCTGCGGTCGCGCGCCATCCGGTCGGCGTACCAGTCCAGCAGCTCACCGACCAAGACCCACTTCGACAGGTTGGAGCCCTCCCCTGCATCCACGCGCAGGCGAATGCCCGGCAAGGCCGCCAAAACCTGTTTGGTGTTGAGGTCCTGGAAAGTGCCGATCAGATTCCATTTCCCTCTGAGCACCAGGTACCACGAAGCCCGGGCGCGATCGCGGGTGAAGCGCAGGTACAAGCCACGGTTCTCGATATCGCGAAGGTCGCGCGCAGTGCCGGCGGCTTGGCGTTTGATCTCGGCGTCGGACATCTTCACGGGCGCGGTACTCATAACTTGGCCTCGGTGCAAAATTCGAACGCCCAGCAACCGCTACCCCATGTCCAAATTGCCCAGGGCCTCGCGAACGATATCCACCGCCCCACAACGTCACGGAACCCGGCGCGACTACCGCAATGCCCACATACCCGCCTG